TTAACCCGATTGTGCATGAGCTTAACACCGTGTTTGATAGAAAGCACCTGATTGATGATTACACGCTGTCAAGGAATATCGCAAAGTATGGCTTGAAGTTCACTACGTTAAGAGACATCTTCCAGCCGTGGGGCTTTCAGGACGGAAACTGGTTCTGGCACCAGTATACCCACCCAGGAGAAGTGAAAGTTGTCATGATGCGCCAACAGTTGATTAATTGGGGAATAGTTAAGCCAGACTATTTTGGAAATAATCAAAAATTAGTGAGTGAAATTAAAAATGATTGTTTACAAAATACAAAATAAAATAAACGGCAAAATTTACATTGGGCAAACAATAAAAACTCTTGATGAAAGAATGAAGGGGCATCTTTTAAAGAAAAACAATCATGCCATTCACAGGGCAATCAAAAAATATGGGATAGAAAATTTCAACTTTGAAACGATGGCATATTGTGACACAAGAAAACATCTTAATTTTCTGGAAAAGTTTTACATTGGTCTTTATCAATGTAAATCACCGAATGGTTATAACTTAACCGATGGCGGTGAGGGAACGTCTGGGCATAAATTTATTGATACTAAAAAATTTACAGAAAACAGGAAACAATGTTGGAGAAACCCAAAGTATCGGGAAAACATGGCTAAGAAACATTGGTCTAAGTTTCCAGAAAAGTTAGAAGCAGTAAAAAATAAAATATCAAAATTCACAAAAAAAATGCACGAGGACGGAATTTTAGGTGGTTATCGTGGTGGTGGAATAAAAACAGAAGAATCAAGAGCGAAGGCTTCCGCTTCTGCAAAGAAAAAATGGAGCGACCCAAAATATCGTATCAAAATGTCCGAAGCACACAAAGGGAAAAAGGCAACAGAAGAAACAAAAAGAAAAATGTCTTTGGCAGGAAAGGGGAGAATTGTTTCAGAGGAAACAGGGAATAAAATTTCTGACGCGAAAAAACGTGGATGGGCCAAAAGAAAAGGAGAATTACAATGCGCGGCATTATAGACCGAGACACAGTGCAGGTTGAAATAACTAATTTTTGCTACCTCAGCTGTAGTAATTGTACGAGATTTTGTGGAAGTCACGAAAAGCCTTATTTTATGAGTTTTGACCAATTCAAGGAAGCGGTTGACTCCTTAGTTGGTATGCCTCGCATGTTGGGTTTTATGGGGGGTGAAACTTTAGCACATCCTGAATTTATAAAGTTTTGTGAATACGCCCGTTCCAAGTTTCCAAAAGAGCAATTAGGTCTTTGGACATGTATGCCTCTCAAGTTCGCTCATTACCGTGAGGTAATATGCGAGACATTTGGTCATATTTTCCCAAATTCCCATGGGAGGGATGATGTGTTCCATGCTCCTATTCTTGTAAGTGCTGAGGAGGTTATTCCAAACAAGCAACAAATGTTTCATGCGATAGATCATTGTTGGCTTGAGGAAAGCTGGTCTGCCTCCATCAATCCGAATGGTGCTTTCTTTTGTGAGATAGCGGCGGCAATGTCATTATTGTTTGAGGACGCTCCCAAAGGATGGCCGGTAGAGCCTGGCTGGTGGTGGAGGACTCCTAAAGACTTTACGTCACAGATAGAGTTCTTTTGTCCCCGTTGCGGGGTGGCTATGCCGTTGGCAAGGCGACAAAGTACGGACGGCAGGGATGATATAAGCCCCATGAACCTTGAACGCTTAAAAGACCGCTCGTTAAAGATTAAAAAAGGGCAGTACGTACTAAGCAACTGTCAACCAGTCCCGGCACCGGCCCTTGAGAAAATGGCGGCGTATAAGGACATGGAGTACCGGCAGAAGATCGCGGACGCTTACGGAATGTTTCTTATCCCAAACCAGCGTGGGTTCTTGACCCCGATGTTAAAGAAAAACTTTGATGTTAATGAAGAGCGAATTTACAAACCATCTTTATTTGAGCAATTTCAAACACTATGAAAAGGATACTCGTTTCGGGGGGCGCAGGCTTTATCGGACACCATCTTTGCAGGAAACTGCTTGAGATGGGGGACATTGTTGATTGTATCGATGACCTATCGACTGGAAGGCTTGAGAACATTAATTTCAATCAAAAACTTAATCCTTTTGGATTTTTTAGACACGATATAACGGAACCGTTTACGTGGGAGGATTGGGGGTTTATTGACGAAATCTATCACCTTGCGTGCCCGGCTTCACCGGTGGCGTATCAGAAAGACCCGGTTAAGACGATGCTGACGTGCATAGTGGGGACAAAGAACGTCCTTGACTTAGCCAAAGCTACCGGGGCGAAAGTTCTTTTAACCTCAACCAGCGAGGTGTACGGCGATCCGATAGAACACCCGCAAAAAGAAGAATACTTTGGAAATGTAAATTCATTGGGGTCTCGCGCTTGCTACGACAACGGGAAGAGGGGAGCCGAGACCCTGATGATGGATTACCACCGGATGTGCGGGGTTGATACCCGCATAGCTCGGATATTTAATACCTACGGCACAGGGATGCAGGCAGATGACGGACGCGTAGTGAGCAACTTCATAAATCAGGCGTTAAAAGGTGATCGGTTAACTTTTTACGGTAAAGGAACCCAGACACGGAGCTTTTGTTACGTTGACGATACCGTGGACGGTTTGATTGCCTTGATGGGAAGCGGTTATAATCTACCAGTTAATATCGGAAACCCGGATGAACACCCGGTTTGGAAATTAGGGGAAAAGATTCTCGCTTTCACCGGGTCAAATTCATCCATTGATTTTTTACCGTTGCCGGCCGATGACCCAAAGGTGAGAAGGCCCGATATTACCAGAGCAAAAGAATTGCTGGGATGGGAACCGCAAGTTTCACTTGATGATGGTTTAAAAAGGACGATTGAGTATTTTAAGGATGAGCTTGATAAATATAAAGTGATTCCAAATCCTTTTTATAAAAACGTTCCATTAGTAAAAATAGAAAGCGTAGCATAAATATATAACCGGATAGCCGGGAAGAGGGGAATGGGTAGGTAAAAAGGATGGTGATTTATGAAATTTAGAGAACATAGGGAATCGCTTGAGGATGCGCTTAAAACTGTTGTTGAGATTTCTCCAACAAGAGAAGCGTTATTAAAATATATCAACAAAATTTACAATAAAAATTACACTATAGAAAAATTAGATGTTAAATATTACATATTTGATGAGCGAATTAATTGGGATACTTGCATTGTCACGGTTGATGGGAATACGGTTGGGTTTACAAATATGTTAATTTAACAAATCTAGAGGGAAGAGGGGATTAAAATTAAAAAATCAGTAAACGCCAAGGCCGTTAAAGCCAAAGCAATCGACAAATCAATACCCACCATTGATGCCTTCCAGAACCTGATGGCTCGTTTGGGGTTTAGTGCCCCAAACCTGCTTGAGGGAACGGAATACCCGCTGACCAGGCTTACACGCGATTATCAGTTAATGAACTCCCTCTATCGCTCTCACTGGATAGTTCGGAAGGTAATTGACACCATCCCCGAGGATATGTGCAAAAACTGGATCAACTTGACGTGCGAAGTTACCCCAGAACAGATTGACCAATTCCAGAGAGTTGAACGAAGGACTCAGACGAAGAGAAACATCCTCAAAGGTTTGAAGTGGGGGCGACTCTATGGTGGGGCCGGTGCGATCATGTTGATAAAAGGCCATGAAGACTACCTCAAAGAGCCTCTCAACCTTGACGATGTTGCTCCTGATGCTTACAAGGGGTTGCTCGTTTTAGACCGTTGGAGCGGGATTTATCCGGGCGCGGTTATGGTTAGTGATATTAATTCACCTGATTTTGGGTTACCGGAATCTTACCGGGTGACGCTTGAGAATGGTAAAAACTTGGATGTTCATCATTCCCGGGTGCTTCGATTCATCGGGCGTGACCTTCCTTTCTGGGAGAAGCAAGCAGAGGTTTCGTGGGGAATATCAGAAGTTGAAGTGATTTATGAGGAATTGAAGAAGCGGGACAACACCGGCTGGAATATGGCAAGCCTTATCTTCCTGGCCAATATCCGGGTGCTCAAAATGGCTAAGCTCGCGCAGTCTTTGGGAGTAAATAACGCCGCCGCGCAACAGCAGCTTTTCAACACCTTGCAGGCCCAAAACTGGCTACTGTCAAATATGGGGATGCAGGTCTTAAACGCTGATGATTCTTTCGAGACTCATTCAATAAGCAATTATTCAGGACTCAATGAAATCTATCAATCGTTTATGCTGGATATTTCTGGGGCCTGTGAAATCCCAATAACAAAGCTATTCGGACGATCACCCGCGGGCATGAACGCAACCGGGGAAAGCGATCTGCAAAACTATTACGACACCATTGACGAGAAGCAAGAATCTTATTTACGGCCGGTCTTTGACAAACTCTTCCCGGTTATCGCCATGTCAACCTGGGGAGAAGTCCCAGATGATTTTGATTATACGTTCCCGTCCTGTAGAACATTATCGAACGAGCAGATGGCAGAACTTGGAACGAAAAAGACCGAATCAATAATCGGCGCGTACAATGCCGGGCTTATCAGCCAAAAAATCGGCATGAAGGAATTGAAACAGCTTTCCGATGAGACCGGGATGTTTTCAAACATGCTCAATGAGGACATTGAAAAGGCCGATGAAGAGATGCAGCAAAAAGGGGAGTTCGGTGATATGAAGGGTTTTAATCCGGTTGGTGGCGAGGTTAATAAGACAGAGCAGGAAGGGAAGGAAACAGAATAAATGGGAACTTCTGTGTCCTATCCAAAATATTACGATGATATTGTTTATCATTGCCTATTGCCGCTCATAAGAGAGAACGGCTATGGCTGGGAACATCAAGATGATGAGGGTGATGAATAAATCATGATGATGATGATGTTCGAGAGGTGGAAGCCTAAGAAAAGGATTGAATACAATTATAAGATGGCTTTATTCGACCTAATTGAAAGGTTTAATAAGACTTACAACATTTCTAAGATTACTGACCCTTATGAGTTGCTTTCATTTTTCAGGGAGTATTGCGCACAAGACTTTTTCATGCCGTGGGCTTATGCCGCCGCTTCGATGATGGTAACCGGTCTAAAAGTTGATGGGGCGAAGACATGGCGACAAGCGGCGACTAAGTCAATGAACGGGAAGAAGATTTACTGGATGCTGCAGCAAGAAATGATGGGATCGGTGGGCGTAAAGGTTAAGCAGCTCATTGGCCGAAACGCATTGCTCATTGGTAGCTTCCCGGAGCGTGTTGCACGTGAAACAACCGCATATATCAACAGCCAGTATCAGGCTGGACGTAGGTCGGAATTTATTGTTGAGGATTTAAAGGGCAGATTCCCGAAGATGGCGAAATCAAGACTTGAGTTAATCTCAAGGACCGAGGTAAGCAAAGCCTCAACCGCTTTGACGCGGGCCCGGTCGGAAGAAATAGGTTCTGGCTGGTTTGTGTGGCGCACAAGCAAGGATGCACGAGTGAGGCAATCGCACCGTGATATGGACAGGGTTCTGGTCAACTGGAATGATCTCCCTTCCCCGGAGAAGCTGGCCGGCGAAAAGCACACCTATGGCAATTATGCACCGGGTGACATTTTTAATTGCTTTACCGGTTCAACTAAAGTTTCCCTTTCTAACGGTTATAATTGCATTTGGAAGCGTAATTACCGAGGAAAGATTGGCAGGGTGACTATGTCTAATGGGGCCACTTTTGAAGCGACAATTAATCATCCAATATTGACCGAAAAGGGGTGGGTTCCTCTCAATTCCTTGCAGAATGGTGACAATCTCATCCATGCAAACAGAAACCAACTCAGCATCGGTAATAACGATATAGACGAATCTGTAGCCACTTTCAGTGACGTATTTGAAACGTTCAGGTCTCTCCTTGGCAGTTACACCACCTCTGGTTCTAAATTTGACTTCCACGGCGATGGAACCGATGACAATATCGAGATAGTATGCACCACACCTTTTCTGTCTGGTGACGGTATATCCTCTGGCCTCAAGAGCATCTGCGATCTCTCTTTCGCCAAATCCGATTCCAGTGTTATTGATTTGGGGATTGTGAGACGCGAGAGAAATATTGGCGAAACGTTGTTCTCTGGCCTTTTTAATGAGTTGTCGTTTGGATTCAATGTCCAGCTTCCCCATTCTGATGAAATTAGCATCAGAAATATTCCTGTGAGGGACATTATTTCTTCTGAGTATTTTGGTAATAGTGAATCTATTGCACCGATATTTTTTAGACAGGGCCAGTTCACTAAGGCCCCCAACGTAATCAAAAATAACGTCGCATTCAGGAATGTCTGTTCTGCGATTATGAGCGGGATGTCCACCTTTGGGAATTTTAAAACCACGAGCGCGAAGATGCTTGGAAACAGCATCGGGGGAATGATTAATGGCAGCGGAAGCCTCGATAAGAGTTTTCCCATTACTTATGAGAAGTTGAGCATTGTTGATATTGATTTCAGAAATTTTCATGACCATGTTTTTGGACTCCAGTCGTTAAATGGTTGGTATACAATAGCAATAGCACAAAAAAATATAATTGTCAAGAATTGCAGATGTTACCCCCAGCCGGTGATTGACCTGAACCTGATAAAGTTTCCGTCAAAGATTTATCATAACGGATCTATTTCAATGATAACCAGGGCGAAGTTTGAAAAATTAAACAAAGCTTATTCAATGGCAGCTTAGAAAATATTTAAAAACATTTGGGACACTTCCTTGAAGTCCGGCCAGACCGACAGGAAGCAACAGAATTAAAAGGACGCTGATCGGAGCCGAATCCTCTGATTATGCGTTCTTTTCTTTTGTCCCACTTAACAACACAAGGAGGTTTTGAAGATGGCAATAAACACGATGAACGTAGGAGTTACAAACAAAGGAACGCCGCAGACTCTTTTCGGAGGTAACCTTGCCGCTTCCGTTGCTGAGGCAAATGCCACGGTGATTGATATGCAGGGCTACACCGGAGGGGCTTTGGAGTGCCAGCGAAACAGTGGGGCCGGTACGTGGTCGATTCAACTCTACGCCCACGAATCGGCGAACAACGGGACGTTTATCATCCCGAAGGTTAACTCGATTGTTGATGCCGCGGGGAATGGTGCTTTCTCGTCTGTTGATTTCCCGGCTTTGGCAACATCGGCTAATAACTCGGTGATTCATTACGTTGATGGCATTAAGTCTCGGTACATTAAGTTTGTCCCGACTCTTTCTTCAACGGCGAACTTTGCTTTCACTTTTACCCCGAGCAAGTAAATGGCCAAAGCGTACTACGGAACAAAGATAAGCGAACACATGACCAAGACACCGGAGGGTTATCTGATATGCCATTCCGTGCCCGTGGCGCGCACAGGTTGGCAGGATTATCTGGGGAGCGAAATCGGGGTTGATGATTCCGGGATAGTCAAGGTCTACCGAAGCAGTGATGAAGTGTTTCATCCGGCAACAGTAGCCAGCTTTGAGGGTAAGACCGTAACCGATGGACACCCGCCACAGTGGCTGGCCCCAGATAATGAATCATCTTACTCAAAGGGCCACGGTCAGAACTCCCGACAGGGTGGAAGTGATGAACCGGATTTACTTATTGCCGACCTGTTTATAAAAGACTCGGTTCTAATCAACAAGGTTGAAAACGGATTGCGCGAGGTGTCTTGCGGCTATGACTGTGTATATGAGCCGATGGAAACAGGGCAATACGCTCAAAAACAAATCAGAGGAAACCATATTGCAATAGTCCCAAACGGCAGGGCCGGGGACAGAGTAGCAATACGAGATTCTCAAGAGGAATTATTGAAACCAAAAAATAAGGAGATTAAAAAAATGGCTTTAAGTTTACGCACGTTGTTGGGCCTTGGCTTAAAAGAATACGCCAAGGATGCCGAGCCTGAGAAGGTCGCAGAGGCGGCAGAAATTGCCAAGAAAGCAGAAGAGAAGGCAGAAGACGTTGGTGCTTACGTGGGTGCCGGAGGGATTATCCATCCGATTAGAGGAAGCAAGGGATATGAGAACAGCAAGGCAGACGATGAAGAATCAGTGCCTGAGCGTCTCAAAAAAGTTGAAGACGCTGTATGCGGCATAAGAGACGCGCTGGAAGATCTCGTCAAGTCCGACAAAGAAGTCCACAAAGAAGTTGGCGCGGACGCTCTCGATAAGGCGATCAAAGACGCAGAAGAAGAGGGCAGCAAGGAAGACGAGAAAGAGGACAAGAAAGAGGAATCCACGGACGCTGATGTCATTCCGGTCGAGACTCTTTCCGGTAATGAAATTCCTGGAAACCCCATTCCTGGGGCCGACTCCAAAGTGAGGTTGAACCTTATTAAATCCCTCAAGCCTCATATTGCCAAAATAAAGGATGAGGCTGACCGGAAGAAAATGACCGATGTTTTAATCGGCATGATTAACGAGGGGAAGACCAGCTCGCAATCAGCAAGTTACGGCGATCTTTTAAAGGTCAAAAAGCCTGACGCGATTCTGCAAGCGCAGGACCGGGCAAGATCAAGGGCTGACGATGATGTTAATTATGGCAGGTCTTTGAAGGACAAATATCATCGAAAAGCCGTTTCGAAATAACTTTAAAAATTAATCAAGGAGGAAAAATAAAATGGCAGGTTCTGTTATTGGAAATTCTTTAAATTATGGATATCCCGGAACGTATGCGCGAAGCGGTGACTGTATAATCGGCGCAAGACCTCTCAAAGGCGCAAACGCTAATTTCGGCGATCCCGTTATGCTTAACACTAACAACACTTATTCCGTTGCTGATGCCAACACAACCTTGGCTTTATTTGCCGGAGTTGCGGCAAGGGAGGTGAAACAGTTTACCGGAAGTTTCACCAGCCAGTCAAATGGCGCATACGTTGCAAATCAAATCTGTGACGTTATTGAGCGCGGATCAGTTTCTGTTTATTGCCAGTGGGGAACACCGGCTTCCGGAAATCAGGTTTATTTGTGCGTTGGGAATAATGCCACGCTGGGTTCTACTATCGGACATTTCGGCGCCACTATTGACGGAACCCCGGCAAACACCATCGCTTTAACCGGCGTTAAATGGGCAACCGGATTACTGGACGGAAACAACGTGACTGAAATTTGTCTCACGACCAGAAACAATCCGTAACCTTAATTAACAATTTCTTCTAAGGAGGAAAATATAAAATGTTGACTGTTAAGAATTTAGACCAGAGATCAATCGACGCATTACAGGGAAATGCGTTTTCCGCCAGCACGATGGATGCGGCTACTTCCGGGGGAATGGCATTTCTGCAGGCCGAACTTGAGAAACGAGATCCGAAAGTCCGCGAACCTTTAACCAGCGTCACTTGGATGCGCGACATAGTTGCCAAGACCGGAGGCGGATGGGTTGACTTCACCTCTACCATGCACGTGGATTATTCAACGGCTGGCCCGAACCTTTACGGGATCATCGGGGGACAGACGAACACTATCCCGACCATGCAGGCCGATATCGGGAAAGACGTTTTCGCGGTTTACAACTGGGGAAATGTGATGAAGGTGCCCTATATTGATATGAATAAACTCCAGGGGCTGGGACGCTCTCTTGATGACCTGCTCGACAAGGGAATCAAGCTTAACTGGAATAAAGCCCTCGATAAGATGGTTTACAACGGATACGGGGCAGATTACGGGCTGGTTAATCAGACCGCAATTACAACCACCAACGTAACCGCCGGAGTACAGGGCCGGACGTGGGCGACAAAGACCCCGGATGAAATCCTTTACGATGTTAACTTGGCAATGGTTACGACCTGGGCGGCTTCTGAGTATGACGTGACGGGTATGTGTAATCATATCCTTATTCCGCCCTCTCAGTACGCGTTTATTTGTTCCCAGAAGGTTTCCCTGGCCGGGAATATGTCAATCCTGACTTACCTGCTTGAGAATAACATCGGGAAAACTCAGGGAGTTGACTTACAGATCTATCCGTCCCGGTGGTGTATAAACGCTTATTCGACATCTTATGACATCATGTGCTGTTACGTCAACGACGAGGACCGGCTGTATTTCGATATTACCGTTCCGATTCAGCGGGCAATGACCATGCCGAGCGTTCAGGAAGCAGCTTATTTAACCCTGTATTTAGGCCAGATGGGTATTCCTAAGTTCCTTTATACCCAGCCGGCGATTTACTATTACGGGATTTAGTTATCAACCAAAGAAAGGAAAGGAAAGAATTATGAGGATATTTACAAACCGGGCGTTTGGGTTCAAGAATCCCAACGCCCCGAACCAGGTAAACATGGATTTAAACCGGATGACCGAAGACAAGAATTTCCAGAAAAACTTTGTCCGGACCGAACCGGGAAAATTTATTGAGGTTCCGGACTGGGCAGCCAAAGACCAGACCTTCAAGGACGGTGTCCGATTAGGGAATATTGAAGTGGTCGAATCTGCAAAACAAGAAAAGATTATTACCCGTGAGCAATCTGACAAAGCGGCTCAAAAAGGACGATCGAAGAGATGACAGTGCCATCTTTTGATAACTGGATTAAAAACTGGATAGCTGCCCAGGACTACGGGGCGGGGGACTTAGTGTCAACCGCTGCGAACATCCGGTTTGGGACAAACCCGGCTTATAACAAGACCGATTTTTTCGGTATGTTCCCGCAGTTCGGTCCTTCTTCGGTTACGGCGAACAACACCACGGCCTACACCTACGCAACCGGAGAGACCGGGAATAACGCCAACAATTCAACCTATGGTTCAATCGTTGACGTTTATATTGCCCTTGCCAGTGCGTCATTAAGTCAATTACGCTGGCAGGATAGCTGGAAATTCGGCATGGGATTGTTTGTCGCTCATTACATGAGCCTTTGGCTTCAATGCTATGCCGACCCCGGAAGCGCAGCTAAGACGGTGGCCGCTCAAGGTCAAGCCAAAGGGGTACAAGCTTCAAAGTCGGTCGGCGATGTATCGGTCAGTTATCAGGCAGTTGTCGGAAACTGGGAAGAATGGGGCGCGTGGAACTTGACACTTTACGGTCAGCAGTTAATGGCAATAGCGGACATAGTTGGACGCGGCGGGATGTATATTTGGTGATTTTATGATTGCCGGGAAATTCATTAAAAAGGAAATAAGCAATGAAGCCAAGATCTACAACGTCATTAAAGACATCGCAAAGCTCAAAGTGTTTGTTGGAGTGCCAGAAGATAAAACAACCAGAAAAGGCAGCCAAGAAATCAATAACGCACAGCTTGTGTATTTGCACACTAATGGCTCACCGCTTCACAAAATCCCTGCTCGTCCGATTATTGAACCGGCTATTGAAGCAGAAGACAACAAAGAAGCCATTGCGAAAAAGCTCGGCGAAGCAGCTAGAGACACTCTTGACGGCAAAAAAGGAGATGCAAAAACAGCGCTTAAGCAAGCAGGGCAAATAGGGCAGGACGCGGCAAGGGGATGGTTTGAAGATCCAAGGAATGGTTGGGCGCAAAATAGCGAATTAACCGCTTTAAGAAAATTGAAAAAACTTAAAGGAAAAGCGCGGGCGGAAGCAATGGCGAGAATTTCAGATGGAGAAGCTCCGGAAGATGTTTCGAGACCCCTTATTGATACCGGACAGCTTAGAAAAAGTATAATTTGGGTGATGAAAGATAATGATTAACGTCGCGGAAGTGATAAATGATTCTGATTTTGTCCAGACCTTCACGGTTTACCGGAGCACAGGGGCATTCGACCTTGGAGGCTGGAAAGAGGGAAATGCAACCACGTTGACCATGGTCGGAGTGGTTTCAGTAGCGAATGCAAAAGAGCTAATGCAGATACCGGAAGCAGATCGGGTTATGGGAACGATGATTTTCCATTCTGCCCAGGAACTTTTTGTCACCCATAACAGTAACTCTACGCCGGGAACTTCGGACCAAATCCTTTGGAATGGTGAACGGTACAAGGTAATCGGTTGCTTCCCTTATCGTGATTATGGATATTGGAAAAGTATGGCAGTTAGGATGGCGGGTGATTAATGGCCAATGACACAGTAAACACTCTCGCTCAGTTGAATCAGCTTTTCCAGACGCTGACCATCTCTTTATTGGGGATAACCTTTTCCAATAACGCAGATAAATCACCGTATGGGAAAGTACGGGTATCATGGCCGACCGAGGGGCAACCGGCGTTTAAGATCACCGAAGACGTGTGTTTCATCCGAAGCCTTGAAATTGACAATCCATACAATAAGCAGAGGGATGTTTATTTCACCACGAATTATACCGGAAACAATAACGCCGTTGACGCGAACAACTGCAATCAGAAAACGAGCTTTACCCGTGTTTTGATGGTGACGTGGGTTTTTTACGGACCGAGTTCTTTTGACAATGCTCAAAAGGTTCG